ATATCCATCTCCACTACCTACCTCAAAATCAATACCTGCCACATCGGTAATAGTGTTATCTCCTAAAGAAACATTGCCTGAAAAACTTGTCGCAACTAAAGAATTGGTTGCACCAAAATCATTTCCTGCTGCACCAACATTAATGACACTTGCAGCATTAAAATCAATTGCACCACTATATTTATTTCTTCCTATTTCTTGCCATTCACTGTTTGGTGAAAATATGAGCTTAAGCATATCATATCCTGATTCCATTGTAAAATCTCCTGCTGTTGATAATCTAAATCCATTTGCCCCAGCACCATTTTTCACTACAATATCTCTTCCATCATTAGCTGGTCTCAATATCAATATGTCGCCTATGGAACCACCTGTTGCTGTGTCTAAATCATCCGTTCCTGCATCACTTTCAGTATCTACACGATGGACACTTTGAGTAATAGCGATACTACCACCACTGATTGTTAATTCTGTTTCAGTATTAAAATTAAGTAAACCCAAATCAATGGTATCACGACCATTAAAATCAAAATCAGCACCACTTAAAGCCAAAGTTGATGTATGTGTCCAAGCACCACCAATGCTCTCAGTTGCAGATTTATCAACCAAATTAGTGTTAGTTATACCAGCTAATGTTTCACTTCCAGAAAAAGATACATTACCACTTAGAGCTAGAGTAGCTTCTCCTTCCACCGCAGTTATTGCTTCAGCATCAGTATACCTAGTATGATGAGCAGTTGTTATTGCTGCATGAGTTGCTATATCTGCTGCTATATCTGTTGCTACTTGAGTATAATGATTCCCATCAAGTAAATCAGCATTTAGATTAGTAGATACTGTAGTCGAAGCAATCGTAAAAGGTGCTGTTCCAGTAGTTACATCTGATTCAAATGTTAATGCTCTTAATTCATATGCTCCTATATCTACATTATTAGCAACTGTAAGTGATGTTATCGCATCAACTGTACCAGCATTTATATCAATTGTTGTAACACTTCCTAAATCTGCCCACGTAGCTCCTGCTGCAGTAGGTGACGTACCTATGATTGGTGAAGTAAGTGTCCATTGCCCAGCTATAGATTCTGTAGCTGATTTATCAACTAAATTAGTATTAGTTATACCTGCAATAGTTTCGCTTCCAGCAAAAGATACATTACCACTAAATGTAGTAGCAACTAAAGTATTTGCTGCTCCAAAATCGTTCCCTGCAGCACCAACATTAGAAACTGCTGCACCATTAAAATCTGTAGCACCAAGAACAAAAGATGAAGTAGCCCACGTTCCAGTAATTGTCTGCGTAGGTGAATTAGTAGTACTTCCAAGCGTGAATAAAACTGTATCCCCTGATGTTAAAGAAATAAGTTCCGTAAAAGCTGTATTATCACCATCATATGCAGATAGACCAAATTGATTACCGTTAGAAGCAGGTGTCCTTAAATCAATACCATTTGTCACTTCAACATTAGATTTAATGTATACTTCCCCAGTAGAACCATTTATTGCAAATTTTTCAGTTGAACCATTATCAGAATAAACCCTAAAATATGTTACATTTGTAAATGCTGCTTCTGCCGTATCACCAGAACCCAAGAACATCTTTTCTACTTGAACCATTAGGATTAGAATCCGAATAAGTATAAAATTCTGTTTTATGGGTATCCTGCCAACTGGCTATAACAGAATTAGATGAATCATTATATATAGTTAACCCATTTTTTGCAGTATTGTCAGCATCATATTGAAATTGTATTGAAGGTACAGCTGTTGCATCCTTACCTCTCATTACTAAATTTGGGCCTTCCTTACCAGACACGCTACCATCAGCAATAATAATTACATCCCTAGCTTCATCTGCTGTAGATAACATAATTCTACCTGTAGTATCCGATAAATCTATATCATTACCATCTAACACTATATCAGATGATGACATAGTTATATCTCCACTAAAGGTTGTTCCTACTAATGTATTAGTTGCCCCAAAATCATTTCCTGCTGCACCAACATTATTCACCGCTTGACCATTAGCATCCATTGTTCCACTAAGTACCATTCCTGTATGAGTTATATTACTCCAAGTCGCAACTGCTGTAGCTAATCTACCTGTTATACTTAATCTTGTTGTTTCACTATATCCTGCACTTACATTTGGTGTTGTAAATTTAATAGAATCATCAGCATTTTCATTTTTACCTCTTATAATAATCCAATCTGTAGTTGCTCCCTCAATCTTATCTACACCATCAATATTATAATCTCCCATAGATAGATTACCAGTCATAGTTGTTGCTGCTAAATTAGTTACAGTAAGTGTAGAACCTGAAAAAGTAAAATCGCTATCATCAATCAGCAATCCATTCGTAGAAGCAAAAGGTATTCTACCTGATGTTAAACTATCAAATGTTCCAGTTAAAGCCCTAATATCATAATTCCCTATATCCACATTATTCGCTACTGTTAGACTTGTTAATAAGTCAGCAGTTCCACCATTAATATCTGGAGCTGTTAATGTCTTATTTTCAAATGTTTCTGAACCAGCTAATGTTGCTAATGTTCCAGTTGTTGGTAAAGTCACATTAGTTGTATTTGTTTGTGTTAATGTTAAAGAATAATTCCCAGATGTAATAAAAGCATTAGCAATAGTTATACCATGAATACCTGTTTTTAGTGCAGCATGAGTTGCTATATCTGACGTTACTTGTGCATACTCATTTCCATCTAAAAGGTCAGCATTTAAATTAGATACAAGTGTAGTTGAAGCAATAGTTAATGGTGATGTTCCAGTTGTTATATCAGACTCAAATGTAGCAGCTCTTAATTCATATGCTCCTATATCAACATCGTTTGCTACAGTTAAAGAAGTTATTGCATCTACAGTCCCAGCATTTATATCTACAGTTGTAACACTTCCTAAGTTAGTCCAAGTTGCACCTGCAGCCGTAGGTGAAGTAATTATAATTGGTGAAGTAAGTGTAAATTGTCCTGTAATTGCTGTAGCTGTATCTCTCTCTACATTAGCGAACCCAATTACTCTAGCATCAACTATATTTGCTGTCTCTATTGTAGTATCTGTTGCTGCTACCCATATCTCTGCTATTAATACTGAACTAGCAGGTATATCTGGGGGTCTAGGCGTAGCTGCACTTAGATTAGTGTTTCCTACTGGATTGGATGCTGCTGCCGTTCCATCTACAACCTGATAGCCTGTACCAACAGTATAGACAATAATATCTCTACGAGGATTAGTTACGTCTGCTGCCGTTATAGTTACGGTATCAGATGATGGTGAATATTTTGTTCCAGCTACATAGACAACTCCACTGGCTACTTCTACTGTCATAGCCTCTGGACTAGAGGCTGTTACTGCACAACCTGACCTTATATGTGTAGTATTATCAGACATTACTAGAGCACCTACGTGAGTATGCTGTAGATAATTATCTGTTGATAAATCCAATACCATTATCTATCACATTATTAACTTCGTGTTCATATTATATAACAATTCTCTTTTCTCATTCTTTTTGTTCCTTTTTATGAATTGCCAATTCATACAGAATACTTGGAAACCTTCTGAGTAATTATTATTATTAAGTATAGATTCACACTTAATACATAATGACATATTGTCTTCTCATCCAATACTTATAAACGTATTCTATCAAGTAGTTCCAGTTATACCTTTTATAGTAACGCTATATGTTCCGTGACTATCACTAACTGTAGATTTTATACTAATCTTTACACTATCCCAAGCATCTGTATCTGTCTCGAAATAATCTGCTCCAGCAGCAAGCGTTGCTTCTGCTTTAATTGTTTCATAATTAGTTCCATCTATAGTTGCTTCTATTTTATACGTTATACCGTTAGCTCCATCAGTATCTTTAATATAATGTATTGTAGTTCTAAAAGCTGCTACATCAGTTTCTTGTACTGCCACATAAGCATTAGCGGAAGTTCCAGTTGTGGTTTCTTTTACTGTAACTACTCCGTACCCATGGTCAGTTATTACTTGTGCCATATTTACCTACTATCTACTTCGTCTTTATAATATTTAAATACTACTAAGGTAGTACTAATACCACAGCACCAGCAATTAATGTAGATATTGTAGCTGCAACAATACCAACGATTGCTACTAATCTCGTTCTTCTAGTCTTAGCTTCTTCGAGATGTTCTTTTAATAAAACGTTACCAACATTCAGATAGTCAACTTTCTTATCTATCTCATCTAGTTTCTTTTTGTTTTCATCTACAGCAGTTTGTATATATTTCAATGATGTAGATAATTCACTTATTTCCTTTATTGTTTCTTTATCCAATAACATTAATATCTATTTAATTATATGAATTTTATGCTTTTTAAAGGTATCTCGTCAAGAC